CTCGCTCTTCTTCCTCTTTAATTGCCTCTTCCAGTTCTTTATAACCGGATTGCAACTCCTTAGCTTTAGTTTGAGCGTCGTTAATTCTATTTATTCTGAAGGTCTCTTCAATCGCCTGATCACAGGTGGGACAAACCGTATTCTCAGTAAAAAATTTATGTTCCTTCGTAATGGTTGATACTTTGTTAGAAATCTTACCTTTAAGGTTTCCAAGTTTACGAAGTTTCTCAGTTGCTCCTGTATAAGATTTCAATACTTTATTAAAATCATCAAGTTCTTCTGTGATTTTAATATTATCATGCATGAATTTATTTTCTTCATCCAGAAGAGTCATGATATTGCTTTCTTTAGATTTGATATCTTCAGCAGCACGACTTTCCAACTCTTCAATAAAGTTCTTCTGCATCTGAACTTTATCTGTCAGAGATTCTTTCTTCAGTTGGAGAACTTTAATATCATCCTTTGTTTGACGAATCTTCTCCTTAATAATCCCACTCATGGAAGAAAAGATTTTGATATCAAGTAGATCCTCAATAACTTCACGTCGGTTAGATGCGGACAGTTGCATGAAAGGAACAAACGTACTGCTACCCAGAATCACAATCTGAGTAAACGACTTATAGTTCATCTTCAGAACATTTTGCTCCAACCACTTCTGCTGATCCAATGCAGCAGCTGACTGATCTAGCAAACTATCATTGCGCCAAATCTCAAATACATTTGGTTTGATGCCACGGACTACTTTCCAATTAATACTACCAACAGAAAACTCAACCTCAACCCGACACTCTTTTTCATTTACAGAGTTGACAAGAAGAGGTTTATTGATTTTACGAAAAGGTTTTCCGAACAAAGAGAATGTCAAAGCATCCAAAACAGTGGATTTACCAGATCCATTGTTTCCGATAATCAATGTGGTTTGATTCTCATTAAAAGTCATCTCAGTAAACTGATTACCAGTGCTGAGAAAGTTTTTCCAACGAATCTTTTCAAATAAAATCATGTTCTGTTTTAGGTGGAATCACAACGTCGTCAGGTGTGATGATGGTATATGCGTAGTCATGGAACTCGCAGGTTTTAACCATCACTTCATCTTCTACTTCAATCACATGCATCTCAGGACTTCCTTCGTCCTCTAGCATCATAGCATATCTCATCGCATCGTCTTCGCCTTGAAACAAATATAAAATTTGTTCTCCATCATCATCGGTGACAGAATAAGCACCCTCCTTTTCTTTGCCATGGACTGTGATTATATACATTACACTAACTCACAAGCCTCCTGGTAGACTTCCCCGATCAAAATCTCAATCCTATTCTTATCTAAATCAACTTCAGACTCTTTAATATACCGATTGAGAATTGATAGGGTGTCTTCAGTTTCTACTTCATCACCAACACTTTCATACCAACCAGAGAAATCAAAGTTCTCAACAATTTTCATGTCTGCAACATTAGCAGAGTAGAGTTTGTCTACAAACTTTTCAAACTTCTTAGTATCAGATTTCTTTCTAACTACGAGTTTGATTAGTTTGTCTTCATACTCTCTGGTATCAAAAGTTTGATGATTCGTATCCTCATAGAATATTGTATAGAACATTCTGAAAGGATTATCGATTGGTGTGGTCTCTAATGTTTCAGTATCAAAGATATGGAATCCTCTTGTGTCATTGGCGTCATTCCAATACATCTCGTATGGATTGCCTAGGTAGAAGATTCGTCCGTCGTCTGATCGAGTGTGATAGTGACCGCTGAAGACTTTGGTGAACGTCTTAAAT